TTCAGTGCCTGTGTTAGTGTATGTGTATAAAGCTTCCATAGCCGCTGCATCAGCTGCACCATCGATTGCTGTTTCCATTTCATTAGATCTTGTTCTAATAGCTGCTCTGTAAGTAGCTATGTTAGATGGTATTGTAGATCCAGCATCTTCTGCTTTTCTAATTATATACCAATCACTCGGTGATAATAAACTTTTAGCTTGAGCTTTTATTTCGTTCTTAAATATAGTTTTTAAACCTGCGATAATTACTTGGTTACCATCTTCGTCTAAAACGTTATTACCATCATTATCAACTGCATTTTTGTCATCTAAGTCTTTAGCTGTGGCTGGTGCATAACTTGCAGTAACAGCGTTATTTGCAAACACCATAGACTCTGCACCATTCCAATAGTATCTTGGATTTTTTAGATTAGTGTTATCGTATATAACTTCGTAAACACCTTGTGCCTCTCTTTGAGCGACAGTTGTCTCAGGAGACAAACCGAATACTCCAAGATTAGAGTTTGCTTTTACGATTTGATTATTTTCTACTTTTGCATACATATTGATCTCCTTTTATTGTATTTTTAATTTGTTGTCCATAGCTATTTATCTAGCTACTACTGGCACCGCGGTTCCAGAATCATTGGCTACAAACGGATTTTCTGCAAATGCCATGTAAATGTATGTACCACCAGAAGCATTCATAGCAGCATCAGTGCTTCTACTTTTAAAACCATTTGAAACTATATCTATAAAATCAGCAGTATCAGTTGATTCAGTATTATTTGGTTTTAAAGGATTATTATCAACATTATATCCAAGTCTTTTATTATCATATAAATGCCAATTACCAGAAGTATCTGTTCTTTTTGTTATAATCCAAGCTGGTTTAAATCCTGTATAAACAAATGTTCCGTCGGCATTTCCGTTACCTGTATAGACTCCAAATTTAGAGTAGCCTTTTTTTCCTGCGAAACAATATGCAATACAAGCACTGCCATTAGGATTAGTTGCTCCACCAGCACCTCTAACTGTAAAAGTTGTAGAACTTACTCCGCTAATATTATCATTGTCTGATGCGTTAGCAGCAGTTGTATTTAAAAGAAGTGTCTTTGTTTCTCCAGATGTTGCATGAATTTTGTTATGCCAAACTCTCCAACTAGCAACAGAATCAGCTCTTCTTTTTTGAATTATCATACTTGGTGTTGTTCCTAAACCATGTGCAATTCCAGCACTTGAAGTATTATTACCATTGTAGCCTATAATACTAAATCCAGCAGTAGTGTTTATACTTCCAGAACTATCTATATCACCAACTCCCGTTGCACTTGCGTCATTACTAAATGACGTTCCAGCTTTCCAATTCCACGCAACATAATTATAACTATTACCATTCCAATTATTATAACCACTTGTACCTTGTACTCCTGAAAAACCATCTGATGTAATTGCATTTATATTTCCTTGACTACCACCATTATCGTCTCCATTAAACTCAGCAGATGTGTCATCTGAAAACAATAATTTATATGATGCACTTCCTTCGCCTCTAACTGCGTCTGCCAATCTGTGGCTATCAGTGCCGTTTCGTTGTTTCCACCATATCCAATCAGGTTGAAAACCAACACCAGAAATTGTTCTAGCCGTATTGTCTCCTGTCCAAAGAACAGTGTTAAAATAATCAGTTGGTTTTACAATTGAACTATAAGCCATAATTTTTATCCATAAGTATTTATATTAGATGTATTTAACGCATAATAACCTGAAGGTACAGCGTATTCAAAGTTTCCAAATCCATTAGCGTCACTGTTTCCTGATGAAATACTGAATGATGGAGCCCCAAAATTCATCTCTCCAACAACATTTGGAGTAGAATTTATATCTGATACCGCTGGAACATAAACTCCGTCTACAGTGCCAGATAAACTGTCGATAGAAAATGCCCCTGTTCCTGTTGAACCCGATGTTGGGTCGCCACTGTTTTGCCAAGTTCCATTTTTAGAAAAATATAATTTTGAATTATCTACATCTAATGCAACACCAATAATATCTCCGTCTCCAAAAGTATTACCATAAGTATTATCAGAATTATTGTGATAAATATCTCCGTCTCCACCATAATAACCAAAACTTGCGTTATCACCACCTACATATTGAGGAGATGATCTTGATAATAATCCCATGTCATGTGTTATACCTATGCTTAATGTACCACCACCATCTGTGCTACCATGTTTTACTTCCCAATACCATTTTCCTTTTGATACTCCTATAGTCCCTGTACCACCATATCTTTTACCACTTGCGTCTCCAGCAGTCGCAAATTTTAAATTTCCCTCTGAATAAACTGCTGGATTGCCGTCAGTAGTATTATTTAAAGGATTTAATGTTGCAAAATTCTCTACACAGGTATCGGTAGACTGATCTATGCTTGTTAAATTATTTACAGTAAAATCATTGTTTAATCCTGATGCATCATTACCTAAATTTGAACTGTCTTTAAAATCAAGGTAAAATGAGTTAGTTCCCGCAGAAGCAAATGCACCTATTTTTTTAGGCTTCCATATTCCTGTTGTAGAATCAGTTTCACCAAACGATGTTTCGTCCGATGTTTGACCATCAACAAAAACTACCTCTGCCATATAACCGTCTAAATAATTATCTCCTGACCCACTTCCCCCAACATTAACAGTAGAAGAAGCATTACCAGTTTGAATAACATCGCTTGATCCATAAGTTGTTTCAGTTCCAAAAGAGGTTATTCTTGTGCCATTAATAAAAACTTTACATCTGTCTGCAGCAGTTCCATTGGTTGTATCAATAGAAATTATCAAGTTATACCATGCGGAAGTGTCTCTAAGTAGTGCATTTGTTTTTAATCTTAATTGATCTGAGCCACTTAATCTATCTCTAATTTGTAGTACATCATCAGCTTCAAGTCTTACCCTAAAATAATTATTGCTATCTGCATAACACTCAAGTAAAGTTTGTGCAGTTGTAATTGTGGATCTTTTAAACCATATAGAAATAGTTGTTGCAGTATCATTACCATCAGATAAATTTCTTTGAAGTCTTGGACTATCTCCATCATTAAACCTACATGAATTATCTATACTCTGAGGACCTGTTGGCCATTGACTGTTGCTTACAAAAGTTAGAAGATCATTCATTCTCCACACGCCACTTGCTGACCCTTTAAATAGTCCTCCGACTGGTGTATTTGTTGGTCCGATTATTCCTCCATTTCTTCTTGACATTATCTTGCTGTCCCCGCTGCTTTAGTTCCCTCTGTTACAAATGGATGTTCTGCAAACGCCATATATATGTAATTTCCTCCACTAGAATTTATACTAGCGGTGCTAACTAATATTTTAAAACCATTTGATACAAAATCTAGAAAATCTGTTCCTGCACTCTCTGCAGTATTTGCGTTAGCTTTTAATTGGTTTTCTACAGAATTAAAAGGATCTCTCACAGCGTCAAACATTCTCCAATCTTGACTGCTATCTGTTCTTTTAATCATTATCCACGCAGGTCTAAAACCAGTGTAAATAAATGGATATTGACCTCCAGATCCACCTTGACCTGTATAGACTCCAAATTTAGAGTAGCCTTTAACTTCTTTAAAACAATAAGCTATTATATTGTTTCCACTACCGCTAACGGATGGATCACTACCAACCGTAAAAGTTGTTGAAGACTGACCATTAAATACCGTTGATGAACTATCTTGTGCACCAGTGCTATTAAGACCTAATTTATATGTTGAACCAGATAATTTTTGATGCCAAACTCTCCACTCTGGATCGTTTTCTCTATTTTTAACTATTATCATTGCAGGAGTAGCACCTAAACCATGTCCAACTGTAGCACTAGAAGCACCTCCACCTACATAACTAACAATACTAAAACCTGACGTACTATTTACAGACACAGTTGATGTGATACTTCCATCTCCATTTGATGATGTAGATCCACCAGCTAACCAATTCCATGATACATAGTTTGAACTATTTTGATTATAGTCAGATACGTTTCCTTCTAAAGTAAAACCATCTGAATCAAATGATGTAAAATAAGTGTAGGTTTGTTCAGTCGCATTATTATTAGTTGTTATACTTTTATTTGAACCTCTAACTCTATCATGTAGTTTGTGGTCTGGTGTTGAACTTCTATTTTTTATCCAAACCCAGTCTGGTTGAAATCCAACTCCTGTAACAGACTGACTTGAATTAGAACCTGCATAAAGAACAGTGTTAAAGAACAATCCTGGGTTATCAATAGTTGTATAAGCCATTATCCGAACTCCGATAAGTTTTTAGTGCATAATGCAAAATAACCTGATGGCACTGCATATTCAAAATTACCATGACCATTAGCATCTGCATTACCTGATGATATTGAATACGCTGGAGAGCCATAATTAACATCCATTGTACCATTATATAATGATGGCATAAATAAAAATGTGCCAGTCGAATTACTTGAGGTTGGTAAAGCTATTCCACCTGTTCCTGTTGATCCACTTGTAGGATCACCACTGTTTTGAAAAGTTCCATTTTTAGAAAAATAAACATAACCATTATCCATATCTAACGCAGTTCCTATGATGTCATTTGTAGTAAAAGTGTTTCCATAAGAAGATGCAGAATTACTGGTATACTTATTTCCATCTTGTGAGTAGTATCCAACACTTAATGCTTCTGAACCTACAAAACTATCACTATCTGCATAACTATTTGCTGTTATGTGATATAAATCAGTAACTCCAGCAAAAGCATAAGAACCAATTTTTTGTTCCATGTACCATTTACCAGAGGATACACCTATTGTTGAAGTTGCATATCTCCAAACAGCAGAACCAACTGAGTAAGAAATATTACCATTTAAAAATACAGGTGATTTATCTGCACCATTATCTAAAATGTTTCCTACTGCAAAATTATTGCTTGGTGTATCAGTAGATTGATCGATACTTGTTAAATTATTAACAGTAAAATCATTTCCATTTCCTGACGTATCATCTCCTAAATTTGATGAGTCAGAGTAATTTAATTTAAATCCGTTTGTGCCATATGTTCCTGTATACGCTATAGGCTCCCAAATATTTGTAACAGGATTAGTTGCACCAAATGATGAAGGAGTAAGTGCTTGTCCATCTACAAAAATTGTTTCAGCAAGATATCCATCAAATGGCTCACCAGATGAAGAGGCAACAGCTCCTATTCTGTGAACATTTGTATTATTTATTTTTGAGCTTGCGCTTGAACTAGGGTTATTTTGTTCTTGAAAAGAAGTAATTCTTGAACCATTTACATAAAGTATTGCCCTATCAGCAGCAGTTGAATTAGTTGTGTCCCAAACTAATAATAAATGATAGTAAGCGGAACCATCTCTAAAAAGTTGATTAGTTCTAAATGTTCCATTACCAGCATTTCCATTATAAAATCTTAATGTTCCATCATTTATAAAATAAAATTGATCATCAGTGCTTGGTGCGGCACTAAAAATTTGTCCTGATGTAGTTAAAGAAGATCTTTTAACCCAAGTGCTAAAAGTCCATGTTGTTAAACTTCCTGCACCACTAGGTGTTCTACTTAAATTATCACTACTACCATCATTAAACCTACATGAATTAGTAAAAGTTGTTTGTGGAAAAGCTAAAGGCCATGTGGATGAAGATTGAGCTTCGAATTGATCTTGTATAGACCATACACCTGAAGCAACAAGTGTTGTTGGTGTGTTTATTTTTCCTATGACTCCACCGTTATCTTGGTTCATTAGCTACTCCCTTTCGCTCCATCAGTGGATTCCTACGCGTCGTCTATAACTTCATATGATAT